GGGGTGGTGACTGGTCAAGCCCCGTGTTGTGGGCAATCGTGGGTGGTTGTAGAGATGTGCCGACTAAAGGCTCAGTTATTTATGTTGATTAAGGGGGTTGTATGAATAGGAAACATTTTGGGTTAGGACAGGCATACCACCTGATGCACTGGTTATCAGAGGTTCACCCCGAAGTATTTAAAGAATGGGTTGCGATTCAAGATGTAATGAACAAGGTGAACGAGCCTGATGGAATGATTGTGGACGAGATGGAAAGCGAGGGTTGATATGGCGATAACAGACAAACAAATGGACGACATGGTGCGTGAGTTGCAGAAGATAGAGATGGAACGTAAGTTACAGTCGGATATACCACCCGCAGACCGAGAAGAACTGCGTAGGTATTACAAGCTAACGACACGACTACAAGAGGAACTCGCTTTGTATGAGGACTTTCACTTGTGGTTGAAGTTTAGCCACCCCGACATTGTGAATGAATACAAGGCAGTTCAAGATATAAAGGAGAAAGCAAATGAGCCTCGCTGATGATGTAGCAGACTTGGAAGAATCGTATGAGCAAGCAAGACAAGATTGCAGACACCTTGAGGAACAGCTTGATGAGGTTGAGATGGAGTTAGAAGATGTGACGAATCAACTAACCGACCTGAAAGCATTTAAGGAGTGGGTTGAGCTTGCTTACCCTGTTGTTGTTAAAGATTACGAATGTGTGAAAGTTATTGAGGAGGTGGCAAATGGGATATAGAAGCGATGTAGCATACAAAATTAAGTTTGAAGATGAGGGTCAATGGAATGTGTTTCTACTTGAAGCTAAGTCCAAACCTGAAACCCGTGCGTGCTTTGAAGACGAGGATATAACTGTGGTGCATGACAAACAAGAGATTAGGTTTGTTGCTGATGGTGTGAAGTGGTATCCCGACTACCCTGATGTTAAGTGCCACCATATGCTGATGGAGCTGTGTGATGAATACAACGAAAGACAGGAAAAGAACTTTGTAGATGGTGGGGCAACTAATATAAAAGAACCTGTGGTTAGCTATTTGTTTAGGCGTATTGGTGAAGAAGAAGATGACATTGAACATCAATGCGGTGGTGACCCCGATTGGGATTGGATTGAGTTAAATCGTAGTTTGCAGGTGAATTGGTAAGTAATATTGGTATTACTTTGTTTAATTTAATGGAAAGGAATTATCATGAGTTTCGGTGGATATGGAAGAAGCCCTGAACAGGTGCAACGAGATAACGGACAGCGTTATGACTTTAAAAAGATAGCAGAGCGGTATGAAACTACCGTACCTTTGCGTGGCAAGCGTAAGGTGCAAAACATTAGACCACATGGTGAGCGTAATCGTGATTGGGAACGCATCATCAAGGTCAGCGACCAAGAGTATTACTTAACTAACATGGCTTATAGATGGCATGATAAGCACGACTACTCAGTCAATCGTGCGATTACATTCAAGCGTGATGACGATGGCAACGAAACAATCATTGTGCATACACCTCGTGCGTATTGGGGTGACGAGGAATCTAGGAAGCGACTTATGCCTAGGCAGTTAGGTGTGCCATCTACATTTTTCTTTTACCATTGCAACTTGCCTGATGAGTTAGGTATGACTAAGTATCACAGCAAAAACTATTTGATGGTGAGGGCTGAGGAAGGCTACGACCAAAGTTGTTGGAAGTTTTACACGCTCGATAAGGGTGATGTGGTGCTAACACGTGGTGCGTTTGAGAAGTTCTTTAAGCCATTGGTTGTGCATCGTGAGTTTCACCGCTCGCTTGACCGCAATAAGACCAAAGCGATTCGTCAGGAACTATCATCGTTCGTTGAATATATGCGTGTCATGATGCCGTTGGTTGAAGCAGATAGATTGCGTATGCACAGCACGCCTACATTTTGGGCGAATCAAAAATCAGCAGAAGGTATGTATATCTCAGGCGAGATAGCTCAAGAGTGTTTGGGCAAAGGTTGGCGTGGTTTGTTTGCGGGTGAGCCAAATGAGTTGTCGTTCAAGCTAGTTCAGTATTACAAGCACAGATGCCAACGCAACAGATGGAACGCTGAAACTCGTTCTTACGAAGCACTAGATGTGACACCACAAACCATAGCTACCTACATAGCTAACGAAGTTTTCAGGTATGAGAAGCCGTTTTGTGAAGAGCCTGTTGAACTAGGTGTAAAAACATTTGATAAATATAGAACTTGGTAAGGAGAAAAGTATGAACCCACAAGAACAACATGAATATGATGTAGCCGTGCAGAATGGTCACGAACATTTTTACGAACACATACCTGTGTATAAACCCGAAATAATTGACTTGCTCAATGCAGTCAAGAAGAAAAAGCCTGAGCTAATCGTGGTGGGTGGTTCAAGACAGCGGACACATTATGGACAGAATAATGTGCAAGTGCACACCTATCGTGAGCTTGAGCTTGCCTATGCTAACTTGCCTACGCAAGTGGTTGGGTGTATTGGGTATGATGGTGAGGTGTATACAGTCAATAGCCGACTGATTGAGAACGCTAAGTATTCAGCTTGGAGTAGCTACGACTACCATACCAAGAAGTCTAAACACATGAATAACATCGTAAAGGAAGCCCTCAAATACTTATTGCCGACTCAGCTTAAAGAAGTGGTTGCCGAAAGTGTGGACAAGTTTGACCGATTCATCAGTTATATTCGTGATGAAGCAAGGCAAGGTATGAGGTCTACACTAGCTCGGACTATTGACGACTTACGTAATGAGTTATTTCACATGGTTGAGCAAGGGTATAAGCCCAAGAACGCTTCAATTGCTAGTGCTATGACGTATGTGGTTGAGACCAAAGATACCTATGAACGCAATCAAAGTTACAGCCCTGAGCGTGGGTTTGTGTGGATTAAACCTGATGGTGTGGTATACAAGCGTGGTAAAGACGATGCTATCAGTTTGCCTAATACAGATGCGTTACCTGAAGATGTGCGTGGCAAGTTGTTTGTGCTTATGGTATCTGACAAAGAAAGATTTATTGACGAGGTGGGTATGAAAGCAGACGATAACAAGTTTTGGGTAATCCTATGAACAAGATAGCAAAAGATGCTTTGAGTAAGATATTTAATGACACCTACAATGCTGTGGTAAACCCTGACACCATATATGACAGCAGACTTATGCACATTATTGAGAGTGGTGACGGTAAAAAGTCGGGAGAAATACCTACACTAATCAACAACATAATGCGCATGGTTCAACAAGAGATACCGTTGGAAAACGTGTGGCGGGTTGAGATGAAAGGCTCAGGTAGAATTATATTAAATGACTTTACAATGCCAAGTGCATCGAGTAAGATAAAGAAAATAATCAAACTAACTGATGCACCCAAGTTTGTTCGTGATGCCATTTCTGTGTTACAGATTGCACCTGATGGGACTACCGTTGATGGTGTTGGTAAGCGAATAGACGGGGACATCTACTACATAGTGGAACAAAACGATGGCGAGCACCCCCGAGAAGAAGGTGAAAGATGCAGTTAAAAAAATACTTAACGCACACGAAGCGTATTACTTTAGCCCCGTCACGGGTGGGTTTGGCACGTCGGGAGTCCCTGATATTGTCGCCTGTATTAGAGGTAAGTTTATCGGCATTGAGACGAAAGCTGGAAAGGGAAAGCCGACCGCTCTACAAGAGAAGAACTTAATTACTATCATGAACACGGGTGGCATCGCCGTGTTGGTGAACGAAGGGGGCATAGAAACCCTAAAGATGTTTTTAGATGCCGAATTGCCCGAACAGGGTATGTTTTTAGACTTAACAAAGGAGAAGTAAATGAGTTGGACACAAGTAACAGAAGAAGAACTAACCCCTGCTGAAAGGCTTGAGGCTAGTGAGAAAGAAAACCAAACCAAAGGCGGATATGGTTAATCACCCACCGCACTACACAGTAGGTGGGATTGAAACGATTGATTACATCAAAGCAAAGCTAACACCTGAAGAATTTATTGGCTACTTAAAAGGTAACGTCATTAAATACACCTCACGTGCAGGTAAAAAAGATGACATCGTGCAAGACCTAGAGAAAGCACAGTGGTATATGAACCGCCAAATCAAGGCACTTAAAGGAGAATAATTATGAGCGACTTAAGAACTGAAATCGTAAGCAAGGTATTAAACAGTTGGGATAACGTAGCGGTGCCAACACCCGCAGCGGATGAAACCATAGCTGAAAAGATATTTAATTTTATTGGGAAACACCCAAGTTGCACATCTAACGATGTAGTGGCAGGCACGGGCGTTGATTTAGGTAGAGCCTCGGCTACTTTACTAGCTTTGTACCATAGAGGTAAGTTAGACCGTAGACCATACCCAAACCCAAATCCTGATGGTAAACGCGACAACGTGTTTGCATACTGGACGGCTGTCAATAACTACAAAGACAAAGGTGTGGCACGTGTAAAGACAAAGAAGTCTAAGAAGCTACACATACATAAAGCGTTGAAGAACTTGGAAACACCTCAGCCAAGTCCTATGGACTTATTAAAATACAAAGCTCTTGAAAAGGTAGCTTCAGGTGAGATTAAGATTGAAAAAGCATTTGACCCACATAAATTTGTAGAAGGATTGAACGTGCGCGATGCTAAGGAAGTTTACCTGTTGTTGAAAGATGTTTTTGAATGATTGATTACAGGTTCGTAGTAAGTGACGAGGATGGCGAGCTGAGAAGGTTCGCCACCAAGGTAGACGCCTGCGAGTTTATGAAAGGACAGGACGGCATGAAGCTAACTGTTCTACCACCTTCTCGCAGGTGTATGCCCGTTGACCCATTAACTTTAGTAGGGGAGTGCAGATTTTGAATGAAGAAGATTTGAGAGATTGCTTTGCTATGTTTGCACTGACAGGGTGGATTATGAACGGGCATTACGGCGGGGAAGAGTGCGCTGCAAAAGCTTACGAGGTTGCCGACATGATGTTAAACGTACGCAAACTAAAAGATGAGGCGGGTATTGCCTCAGTTAAACGAACAAGGAAAACAAAATGAGAACTGAAATTAATATAGACAAACCCGACTTTTACTTGAAGGGTGAACCTGTTTGGCATCAGAACTCTGTTATAGAAGTTAATGCTAACCAAATGACTATCGCCGAAGACGGCGGTATAACCGTAACTAATAGGGAGTTAACTAAAGTGAATAAAAGAACAGAAGAGTGCATCAAAGAAGTAGACGCTACCATGGAGCAACTACGTAAGTCGGTTGAGATGGTTCAAAATGCCGCTGACGCTACACAAGAGCATCTTAAAAAGAAGACTGCTCAGATTAAAGACTACCAATCTCAGCTTGCTACTGCAATCGTTAACCTAAACAAAACGATGAATGACAAGCAGTTAGAAACTATGGTTAGTAACGCCGAGCGTTTGGTGACAGCACTACAAGCCTTGGATAGCTTGAACAAGCACGGTAGCTTAGACAACATTCTTAAAGCATTGGGGAACAAATGAGCGAAGAAAATAAAGCGTGGGTTGCAAAAGTAAGAAACTTTTTTATTGTGCTGTTAGTTGGCTTTGCTCTTGGTAGCATGGTATCCAACGCTACATTCACTTATCAGCTACAACAGGACTGCGACACCATGAAGCAGTTTCGTATTGGTAAGTTGGCTTACACGTGCATGGTGAAGTAAATGACAGACAACGAACTTGCAGACTTGCTTGAAGAAGTCAACGAAGAAACGGGCAGATGTCATGTACGTATCTTTGACCATGCAAAGGTATTGATAAGAAAGCTCGAAGAAAAGCGCGTATGGCACTACCTAACAGACGATGAGATTAAAGAAATCGTTGGTGGTTATGGTAGTGAAGGTGGTATTGGTAGCTACACCCGTACGTTGATTGACAAACTAGAAGCAAAGATAAAGGAAAAAAATGTTTAGACCACAGGGTGACGGCGGTAAGGGCGATTCCCCAAGACCTATACCTGACCGTGAAAAATTCGATTCAAATTGGGACAACATCTTCGGAAAGAAAAAGAATGAGCAACCTACTACGACACCACCGACTGCGAATGATGATGAACCTGACGTGGCGGGCGGAGTACGTCCTAGCGATACTGCAAGCTGAGGGTGAGTGCAAGACGCAATACCTGAGGGAAATTGGCTCAAGCTTCAACATTGTTGATACACTCAATACCCTTGAGGAGCGAGGTTTAATTAGGGTGCGTAGACCCAATGGCAAATTGCGTATGCACAGCTTGACTGACTTAGCACGGGAATATTTACAACAGATTGAGGACATATATGTTAAGTCGTGAGCAGGTAATTTTATGGGCGTATGAGGCGGGCTTCCCAACTAACTATGCACGTAATGAAATAGCAAGATTTGAAGCCCTCGCAAGGCTCGTAGAAAGACACGTTAACAGCGACATTTACAAGGAAAATACAGATGGAACAACAGATTAAAACACCAACATTATTTGTAGCCACACCCATGTACGGTGGTATGTGTATTGGTAGCTACGCTTCAGCTTTGATGCAAATGCCAATAGTTGTTAGCCGTGCGGGTATGAAGATGTACTACTCCTACATGATGAACGAGAGCTTGATTACCCGTGCCCGTAACAGTTTGGCGCATGACTTCTTAGCCTCAGATGCAACGCACCTGATGTTTATTGATGCCGACATTGGGTTTAACCCAAACGACATCGTTGAGATGGTGAAACGTGACGTGGATATTTGTTGTGGTTTGTACCCCAAGAAAGAAATCCATTGGCAACGTGTGGCTGATGCTGTAAATAGCGGTGTACCCGCTGACCAACTCAAAGACCATACAGGCACATTCGTGGTGAACCTTGTTGGTAACGAACGAACTGAAGTTAGGATGAATGAGCTACTTGAGATTCAGAACGGTGGCACAGGCTTCATGCTGATTAAACGCGAGGTGTTTGAAGCTTTAGCCGACAAAGTACCTGAGTACAACAGTGATATGTATTTAGCCGTTGATACAGTAAGAACCCCAAAGATTATTAAAGAGTTCTTTGCCACAAGCATTGACCCTGAATCAAACAATCGTTTGCTGTCAGAGGACTACCATTTCTGTAAGTTAGCACGCAAGCATGGCTTCAAGGTTCATGCGGCTCCATGGGTGCAGTTGTCCCATACTGGGACTTACATCTTTAGTGGTGCGTTGCAGAGGGTATCATGATGGTCGGACGAAACCCTACCCCAGGGGCTTTTTACCCCACAACAGCAGGCTTTGGTGCGATAACTTCTAGACCAGCTCACGACAATGAATCACTTGATATGAATAATTGGGACAGCCAAGAGTTTCATAAGTTCATGAAATGGTTTATTGAAGCGAACCACCCTGAAGTAGTTGAGCAGTATCAGGCGGTGCGAGCTATTGAACGTAAGGTTGAGTGGGAAGAAGCTAATCGCAGATACAGAGAACAGTTGGAAGCCGAAGTGCGGTTAAGACAACAGTCACTTGCTCAGCAACAAGCTTATCCATATAGCCAATCACCATACGCAACACAATCCTTAAGCATGGCAGAACCTAAACCAAAGACCCTTTGGGAACGATTCAAAGAAGTTGCGAGTCGGCCTTTGGGGCATGGAGATTACTACTAATGAACATAATCACACTGGACTTTGAGACTTATTACGATAAGTTATTTAGTTTGTCCAAAATGACAACTGAGGAATATATACGCAGTCCTGAGTTTGAAACTATAGGCGTAGCTGTTAAGGAGAACGGAAATGAAACAAGATGGTTTAGCGGTAGCCATGATGAGATTGCTGAGTTTTTGGGTGGGTATGATTGGGCTAGTAGTGCTTTGCTTGCCCATAATGCTATGTTTGATGCTGCTATTCTCAATTGGCGGTTTGGTATTAAGCCACGTGCCGTGCTCGACACACTTAGTATGGCTAGGGCGCTCCATGGTAGTGAGGTGGGTAACTCTCTTGCAAAGCTATCTGTATATTATGCGCTTGGGGAAAAGGGTACGGAAGTCGTCGACGCCCTCGGTAAGAGACGCAGTGATTTTGACGCTGACGCTATTAATAAGTATGGCGGATATTGTATTAACGACGTGGAACTGACCTACAAGCTATTCCAAAAGTTAGTACCAAGTTTTAAATTGACCGAGCTACAAATCATATCTTTAACGGTAAAGATGTTTTCAGAACCGTCGTTACAGCTGGATAAGAAACAGCTCGAAGCTCACTTGCTTGAGGTGCAGTACCGTAAGGCGAAATTGCTTGAGGATTGTGGAGTTGAATCTCGTGATGAGTTGATGAGCAACTTAAAGTTTGCTGAGTTACTACGTGGCTTTGGTGTTGAACCACCGATGAAGATAAGCGCCGTTACAGGTAAGGAAGCCTTAGCTTTGGCTAAATCAGACGAGGCGTTTAAAGCCCTTGCTGAGCATCCTGATGAGCGAGTTCAGGCCTTAGTCGCAGCACGTCTTGGGAGTAAGTCTACCCTAGAAGAAACCCGAACACAACGGTTTATTGAGATTTCTAAGCGTGGTGATTTACCTATTCCGCTAAGCTACTATGCGGCTCATACAGGCAGATGGGGCGGGGCTGACAAGATTAATTTGCAGAACTTACCTAGCCGTGGCGCGAATGGTGGCAAGCTCAAGAAAGCGATTGTGGCTCCTGATGGCTATGTCATGATTGATGCTGACTCCTCGCAGATTGAGGCTCGTATGTTGGCATGGTGGGCGGGTCAAGACGACTTAACCGAAGCATTTACAAGGAAAGAAGATGTCTATAAAAAGATGGCGTCGGCTATATACAACAAGCCTGTCGCCGACATTGAAGCACATGAAAGATTTGTGGGTAAGACAACTATTCTTGGCGCAGGTTACGGCATGGGAGCACCAAAATTCCAAGCCCAACTTAAAACCTTTAACACATACCTCGAGCTCGAAGAATGTTCACTAGCGATTGGTGCGTACCGAAATACGTACGCTAAGATTCCTGAGCTATGGAGTGCGGGTAAGGCGGTGATTGATGCCATGGTCAAGAATCAGACCGCTGACTTTGGTAACGGTGTGGTACAGGTGATGGGTGAGCAGGGTATCTTGTTGCCTAACGGCTTGTATCAACGCTATCCAAACCTACGCAAGGTGCAGACTGAAGAAGGTTGGCAGTATGTGTATGACAATCGTAAGGGGCAAACCAAACTTTATGGTGGCAAGTTAGTAGAAAACGTTTGCCAAGCACTAGCAAGATGTATTATCGTAGAGCAGATGCTACGCATCGCTAAAAAATATAGACCCGTGTTAACGGTACATGATGCGATTGCGTGCATAGCACCTAAAGAGGAAGCTGACGAAGCCATGGCGTATGTTATGGAGTGTATGAGTTGGGCTCCCGATTGGGCAAGGGGATTACCTGTGGCTTGTGAGGCAGGCTACGGAAGAAGTTACGGAGATTGTTAATGACACCTAAGATGTTGCACGTCGTATGGATTGGCGATGATTCAAAGATGCCAGTCAAATGTATTGACAGTTGGCGTGCTAAGAACCCTGATTATGATTTGCATGTATGGGGTAATGACCATTTGACTAACTACCCATGGCATAACCAAAAGCAGATTGACCAAATGATGGATAAGAAAGATTACGCAGGGGTTGCTGACCTGATGCGTTATGAGATTCTGTATCGCTTTGGTGGTGTTGCCTTGGATGCAGACAGCTATTGCAAGCGCCCGCTAGAAGATTGGTTAATTGAGGCGCCCGCCTTCTCGTCATGGGAACAGGAACATATTAGGAACAATCTAATTGCAACTACGTTTATGGGTGGTGAAAAACGTCACCCGTTTTGGAAAGAATGTATTGACAGGTTACATACAGTAGATTGCAGTGAAGATAAGTTAGCATGGTTAATTACAGGACCTAAACTCATAACTGAGGTTTACTTCGCTAACGTAGCACCGTTTACTGTTTACCCGTCACACTTCTTCATTCAGCACCACCATACAGGTTTTATTAGCAAGGCTGAAGGTCATCATTTTGCTGACCACCTATGGGGTTCATCTATAGGCTACGACGACATGGATTCACACATCAAGGAATAATATGCCCGCATGGTCTTATAGCAGTATCAGTTTGTTTGAGCAGTGCCCTAAGAAATACTATCATCTTCGGGTAGTCAAAGACATCAAAGAGCCTGAATCAGAAGCTATGAACTACGGCAAAGATTTGCACTTAGCGGCTGAGGAACACATCAGAGATGGCAAACCGTTGCCTGAAAAGTATGCGTTTATTCAACCCATGTTAGACAAGCTGAAGAGGATTCCTGGGGAAAAGCTTTGTGAAAACAAACTTGCAGTTAAATTATCTAGTGAGGGAAGGCTGATCCCGTGTGACTTCTTTGACAAAGATACTTACTGGCGTGGTATTGCTGACCTGATTATCCTAGACCGTGAGAACCAAGAAGCTAGGGTGATTGACTACAAGACGGGTAAAAGCGCCAAATACGCTGATACAAAGCAGTTAAAACTCCTTGCGGGGGCGGTGTTTACCCACTACCCTGAAATCAAGATTATCAAGGCGGGATTGCTGTTTGTGGTGTCCAAAGAGTTCATTAAAGAAGAATACGACACCCACTTCCGTTTAGCCTATTTTGAACAATTTAGACCCCTTGTGACCCAGTTAGAAGACTGCCATAATAGTGGTGTATGGAACCCGAAACGTAACTTTAGTTGCAAAGCGTGGTGTCCAGTGTTAGATTGTGCGCATAACGGAAGGACGTAATATGGCGACTAGAAATTACAAACGTGAGTATGAGTTGTACCAAGGTACAGATGAGCAGAAAAAGAATCGTGCTCAACGCAACGCGGCTCGTGCCAAGATGATGAAAGAAGGTAAGGTAAGTAAGGGCGACGGCAAGGATGTAGCCCACGTTAAAGCGTTCGACAAGGGTGGCTCTAATAAAACTGGTTTAAAGGTTGAAGACGCTAATTCAAATCGTTCGTTCAAAAGAGATTCAAAGCGTAATCTTGTTTCAGAAGTAAGTAAACGAGAGCGTAAAAAGAAGTAAAAACATAGTATCGGCTACAGGATAAGGTGTGAGTGCCTAGTTAGTCGGGGGTATATATCCTTCATGCGTAAACCACATCTGTTAGCGGTAGGTTTTTGATACTAGTATTCACGTGCTATGTAATCCTTTCCACCTAGGTGCTAATGGACAGTCGGGAAAGACCGACCCTAATTATATTGACTTCAGAGACCACTCTGGAGCGTTTGTGCATTGGAGAATGTAAATGACTATTGATGAATTTAAAGCTGTTTTAGCTATATCGAAGCTACATGTAGTCGTATGGAAATACACTACTGTGGATGGGCATCCCGTTAGAAAATACACAGCTGCTCTTATACAAGAGCGTGAAGAAGATTTGTTTGACCCAATACATGATATTAAAGCTGAGTTTGTTGGGCACACAAAGAAATCCGCAATTAAAAAACTAAAAGATTGGTATCACTACGAGGGGCGTAAAAATGGAAATCGTTGATAACAGGGGTTTGCTACTCAAGCTGAGAGACCCTGACCGCATCACAAGCGTGATACCTAAGAGCAAAGTTATTGCTGACAAGGGCGACTACTCAGAGGTGCTAGTGCACTGGGGACTAGAAGAAGCGCAGGTTCTTAAGAATTTAAAGATGCGTGATGTGCCTAGCCCAATCTTAGCTAAGTATCAATGGACGGGTTTATATAAACCATTTGACCATCAAAAAGATACCGCATCGTTCCTAACGCTACACAGGCGTGCGTTTTGTTTTAATGAGCAAGGTACAGGCAAGACCGCATCCGTTATATGGGCGGCTGACTACCTCATGAACTTAGGGTTAATCAAGCGTGTATTAGTTATCTGCCCGCTATCAATCATGGACTCTGCATGGCGTGCCGACTTGTTTACATTTGCTATTCACCGCACAGTTGATATTGCGTATGGCACTAGAGAAAAACGTAAAAAGATTATTAACCAAGGCGCTGAGTTCACCATCATTAACTTTGACGGGCTTGAGATTGTCGCTGACGATATTGAAGCGGCTGACTTTGACCTAATTGTTATTGACGAAGCTAACGCATACAAGAACCCAACGACTAAGCGTTGGAAGATTCTCAACAAACTAATCAAACCACACACATGGTTATGGATGTTGACTGGTACACCTGCTTCACAGTCACCTGTTGATGCGTATGGTATCGCTAAGCTAGTGAACCCCAACGGAGTGCCTAAGTTCTTCTCACACTTCCGTGACCAAGTAATGCAAAAGATTACAATGTTTAAGTGGGTGCCAAAGCATGATTCAGACACCATCGTGCACAAGGCTTTGCAACCTGCGATTCGCTACACCAAAGAAGAATGTTTAGACCTACCTGAGATTACATACTCAACGCGTGACGTACCTCTAACACCACAGCAAAACAAGTATTACGAAAGACTCAGACAGGATATGTTAGTCAGAGCCGCTGGTGAAGAAATTACAACCGTTAATGCGGCCGCCGCTATGAACAAGCTCCTACAGTTATCTTCAGGTGCAGTGTATTCAGACACGGGTGAAATCATTGAGTTTGACGCCAGCAACCGTATCTCGGTACTGAAAGAAGTTATTGATGAGGCTAGCCATAAGGTGCTCGTGTTTGTACCGTATCGCCATGCCATACAGATTGTTTCAGACGAACTAATCAAGTCAGGCTACACAACGGAAATCATCAGTGGTGATGTGCCAGTCAATAGACGTACTGAAATTTTTAAGCGCTTTCAGGAAACCCCATACCCGCGAGTGTTAGTCATTCAACCACAAGCCGCTTCACACGGCGTAACACTTCATGCGGCGAACACAATCATATACTGGAGCCCAGTGATGTCAGTAGAGACTTACTTACAAGCAAACGCTCGTGTACATAGAGCAGGGCAAAAGAACCCAAGCACGGTGATTCACTTACAAGGGTCACCCGTAGAGAAACGTATGTATAAGATGTTGCAGGAAAAAGTAGATGTGCATACAAAAATAGTTGACCTATACGGGGAACTACTTAGTTGACATTGTCAACTGTACGTATATAATGAAAAGAAACGATACAAAAAGGAGTTGTAAATGATACAAGAACTAAAGTTACCATTAAACCAAGAATACGGTGCTGAACTACACTGCCCACACTGCGGAAGCAATAACCTACACATATCTCGTATGGAAGTGCAAGGGGTTGACCAACGCATTGTAATTAGCGACCACGCTACTGTAGAAAATACACACGGCAAACCTAACGTACAAGTAACGCCAAACGGCAATACAGGTTTAACAATCCGCCATTGGTGTGAAGGATGCCCTGAAGAACCTACACTTGCGTATTACTTTCACAAGGGTACTACCTATGTTGGGTGGGTCAAATGAGTGACGCAAAAGCAGACAAGCTTGCGCTAGCATATATAAAGATGCGTGACAAGCGAAAAGAACTTCTTACCGAGTACGAGAAGGCAGACGCAGAAATCCAAATCCAAATGGACATGGTAGAAGCTGAGCTAACTAGGATGTGTAAAGAACTCGGTGCGGATAGCATTAAAACCCCGCATGGAACGGTGTACCGTACTGTACGTACTAGTTATCAGCCTAACGACTGGGACAACATGTATAAGTTCATTATGGAACACAACGTGCCACAGATTCTACAACGACGTATTAGTACAACTAATATGAAACAGTTTTTGGATGAAAATCCAAACTTAATGCCAATTGGCATGAACATTGATAACAAGTACACAGTTACTGTAAGGAGAAGTAAATAATGGAAACAAGCCCATTGACAGTCGATGAGGTTGCGAAGATACTTCGTGTCTCACGTCAAACGATTTATGTGTTATGCAGAGAAGGCAAACTACCGCATTTCAAAGTAGGCACTAAATTACGCTTCAAAAAATCAGATATAGAAGCGATTTGTAACACGGCATCAGCCACATCAAACTAAGGAGAAGTAAACATGTCAAATGAATTAAGTTTATTAAGCGGTAACCTGCCCGCACACTTGCGTGGTCAATTGGATGAAACAACTAAAGCCCTTATGGGTAACGTTGGCGGTGGCGAAGGCACATCTGTTAAACGTATCTCAATCAAAGGTTCTGTATTCCGTATGATGGTTGCGGGTAAAGAAGTTGCTAAGAATGAAGACCGTGCGATGAATGTAATCATCGTTGGTGCATCTCAATACAACTCACGCCACTACTACGAAGGCACATTCACAGAAGGTCAAGCAGGTAAATTACCTGACTGTTTCTCAGATGACGGCATCAAGCCTAGCCCACGTAGCACAAGCAAGCAGTGCGACACTTGTAAAGATTGCCCACAGAACATCGCTGGCTCAGCGCAAGGTAGTGCAACTGCACGTGCATGTAAATTCTCACGTCGCTTAGCAGTGATTCTTGAGAACGACCAACAAGGTGACGTGTTCCAGTTAACGCTCCCTGCACAATCAATCTTTGGTAAAGCCGATAACGGCAAGATGCCTTTGGAAGCATACGTTCGTTTACTAGGTACAAACAATGTATCAGTGACCAGTGTAGTTACAGAGATGCGTTTTGACACGAGCAGCGCCACACCAAAACTTACTTTCAAAGCAGTACGCTATTTGGAAGCTGATGAGTTTGCTAACGCGCAAGCTAAGGGTAAGACACCTGAAACTAAGACAGCAATTGGTTCTACTGTTGGTGAATTAGATAACAAACTTCCTGCACCTAAAGCAGAAGCAAAGCCAACACCTGCACCAAAGGTAGAAGCTGAGCCTGTTGATGAGCCAGTAAAGCGCCCTGCAAAGAAAGCGGATGCTGAGCCACCAAAAGACATCAACACTGTTTTAGACGACTGGACTTAAGAAAGGTTTGGGGTGGCACTGGGAAGCTGTATACCGCTGTGGGACGTGTTCTCTCTTTATGTGCCCTTTAAGTCACCCCTCTTAAAAAGATGATTGGTTATTCACAACAACTAGTAAAAGCTAACAAGTCAGCAAACCAAAAATTACTTGGGGTGCAACTTGGAAAGCACTGCATTAAGAAAGACATACCTGTTGCTCATGTAGCCAAATCATTCGGTGTATCGAGGACAGCTGTATACGCATGGTTCAAAGGCGAGAGCGAGATGTCAGACGCTCACTTTGCGATTGCACGTAAGTTTTATATAAAGACGGCGTAAAGCCAACCATTGAGCCAGGTGCCACTGGCTTGAGGGGATTATTGTCGGCGGAATTAGAGGATATAGCATGACCTCATGGAGTTCTTTTCTCTCCACGGTGCTACCCGAAGAAGGTACTGGGTACTACTGTATTGGGAGTTACAAAAAAGGAACGAACCCTCGCCAAGATTTTGCGGATACGATTGAAGGTGCTGAAAAGTTAATCCAAAGTGTGCTTGATGAAAAGCGTGATGTTTACTTTGGCGTATCAAAATTTATCACCAACGAAAATAGAAAAGCAATAAATGCTGGGTGGGTAAAAGCGTTCTTTCTAGATTTAGATTGTGGACAGAAGTATGCAGATGAAGGAAAGGGTTACTTAACACAGCCTGAAGCATTGGCTGAGTTAAAAAGATTTTGTGATGAATTAAAGTTACCAAGACCGAACATTGTTAGTTCGGGTAACGGCATACATGTATCTTGGGCATTGACCAGTACATTACTAAATGCAGATTGGAAAGCTACTGCTGAGCTATTGAAGCGTCAAGCGGTGCAACGTAAGTTATTGACTGACCCATCTAAGGTTACTGACCTTGCTATGGTGTTGCGTATACCTGACACGTTGAACTTTAAGACCGACCCACCAAAAGAAGTTAGGTGGGTTAAAAGAGCCGAAGCAGTAGACCCTGCCGAGTTTAAGAAGTTGGTATCAGAAGGCTTGGAGAATCTTGGGCTCGATTTGACCAAGGCGCCACGTCGCCCAATGGATGACACAACACGTGCATTGTTGGGTAACTACGTATCTAACTTTAGTGACATCATGAAGTCAGGTGGCTGTGCTCAGTTGATGCACATGTATAAGAACCAAGCTACGATTGAAGAACCATTGTGGCGTGCGGGTTTAGCCATTGCTCAGGTTTGTGAAGACCGTGACACGGCTATCCATAAGATGTCGGACAAGCACCCAAGCTACTCAGCAAAAGAAACTGAGGAAAAGGCTAACTCAACAGGTGGACCTTATAAGTGCGCTACGATTGAGACGCTGAACCCAGGGGGGTGTGACGGTTGCCCAAACAAAGGTGTGGTTACTTCGCCCGTGCAGTTGTGTAAAAAGATTGCTAAAGCTACTGATGAAGACAACGTCATAATCATGCCAAGCGTGGCTATTGGTAAGGAAATTACTTATACGATTCCTGAGTTTCCAAACCCATACTTCCGTGGCAAAAACGGTGGTGTGTACAAGCTAGGCTTCATTGATGAAGAAACAGGTGAAGTCAAAGAAAAAGACAGGCTCATCTACAAGTACGACTTCTATGTGGTGAAACGTATGGAAGATACTGAGTTGGGCTCTATGGTGTGGTTGCGTTTACACCTTCCAAAAGATGGTGTTAGAGAGTTTGCTCTACCTGCGACTAGCATCATGGCACCTGATGAGTTTAAAAAGATTGTTGCTAAGCAAGGTGTAATTGGCAACGCAAAACAGATGGCAGAAGTAATGGAATACATAACAAAATTTGCACAAGAGCTACAAGACCGTGAAGAAGCGGAGAAGATGCGTAATCAGTTTGGTTGGTGTGATGACGACACTAAGTTCATTATTGCTGACCGTGAGATTTCTGTGGATGGTATCAACTACTCACCACCTTCTAACCAAACGCTAGCCACAGTTAGCTCATTAAAGCCACACGGCACGATGGACAATTGGCAACGAGTTATTAAGGTGTATAACACCCCAGGTAATGAAGCACGTGCGTTCTTGTTCTTTGCAGGGTTAGGTGCACCTATATTTACGTTTACCAAACTAAAGGGCTTGATATTTTCTATTACGGAAAACGAATCAGGCACCGGTAAAACGTCTATTCAGCGTGTGATTAACAGTATTTATGGGCACCCGACGGACACCATGTTGATTAAGCGTGACACCATGAAGTCTAAGTACCATCAAATGGGTGTGTTTAAAAACTTGCCTATCTGTATTGACGAGGTCACGGCTATGAAGCCTGAAGATACTTCTGAGATTGCTTATGCAATTTCTCAAGGGCGCTCAAATAACCGTATGAAGAACACCTCTAACGAGATGCGTGTTAATAACACCACATGGTCTTTGCCTTGCTTTATGTCGGGTAACGATTCCATGCACGAAGTTATTGCGGCTTTGAAGGCGACACCTGAAGCTGAACAGCTACGTATCGTTGAGGTTGAGATTAGTAAAGACCCATCTTTGACCAAGGAAGAATCCGATGAGTTGTTTGACCGTGTGTTAGAAGAAAACTACGGGCATGCGGCAGACATATTGCTACAACACTACGTATCTTATTTACCTGAGGTTAAAGAGCTTTTGTTCGCAACCCAAAAGGCTTTTGACAAAGACGCTAGTTTGTCTCAGAAGCAACGTTTCTATTCAGGTGGTGCGGCTATGGCTTTCACAGGTGCAATCATCGCTAAGAAATTAGGCTTGCATGACATTGACGTAGACCGTGTTTGGAAATGGGCTATCGGACACTTCAGCGACCTAAGAGAAAGTGTGAAACCTGCTAGCCGTGATGCGTTGGCTACACTGGGTCAATACTTGAACACCCATAACCGTAACGTATTAGTTGTGGATTCTACTAGCGACAAGCGCACTGGTTTGACCAAGGCGCCGTTACGAGAGCCGTTTGGTGACTTGCGAATCCGTTTTGAGCCTGATACAAGGCATTTGTATATTGACCACGACCACTTGCAATCATGGTGTGTGGAGAGGCAGATTTCATTCAAGGGCACTTTGCGGGCGCTAAGAGATAGGGCTAATGCAGAAGTCACTAAGAAAGCTATGGCTAAGGGCACCGCCCTAAGTTCACCCGCTATCCCTGCAATAAGAATTGACGACAACCTCTTAAACATTATGGATGTGGAGGCGTTAAAAGAAACACCAGCTGATGATAAGTAACGAAGGTATCCCAGTAGTAATTGAATGGCACAAGATGAGGCTGGGAACTTCTTTTTTTATCCCTGCGTTGGATACTGAACCATTAATTAAGCAAGTAGTTAGTGCAGGTAAGCAACGTGGGATAAAGCTAGTGTACAAAGAAGTTGTAGAAAATGGAAAAATCGGTATCCGATTCTGGCGCAAAGAATAATTTTAGGTTATCCTTCGCTTGTAAACCCCTTGTTTACAACCTCCTTTGTAGATGTGATTGATACCCCGCCTAGTGCGGGGTTTTTTTATTCGTAGAGCTTTTGTCTAATCTTCATAACGTTCTGCGTCATACGCCCACGCAACTCGTCAATCCGTTTTAGTTCGGCTTGTTTTAGCTCCGCACTCATTCTTTCTTCAGGGGCTTCACGAACCATCTGCTCTCTACGCTTAAGCACGGTCAACTGTTTGTTGATAGCTTGAACCTGACCTTTCAGTGCAAGTTCTTTCTTGTGCTCTTCTCTGTAAGCCTGCTTAGCTTCAGGCGACGCATACTTCATACTGCTTAGCGTATCAACCGCCTTGTTCACGTCACGGGCAACTTCATAGAAGTCAGTCAATACCGCAGTATTTTCTTCCCTGCTCATCATGGCGCCCATGTTTGGAAGACCGCTAATGATGTCACCAATGCTTCGGTCGGGTCTAGGAGGGCCACCACGTACGGCGTTAATTGCGTCATTCGTTGCTAATGAAGTCAGTGTAGCTACAGAACCTAGGTACCCACGCAACAAGAAGTCGATATTCAAAGGCGACATGCCACTCATAGCACCCAAGGCTTTAGCCATCTCAGAAGTTGTTTTGGTGTATTGACGCTCAGGGTCTAGACGACGCATAGTTGCGTTGATAATCTCACGGTCTTGGAACGCGTCGTAGTTCATCATAACGCCTAGAGCTGGACGTATCAACTGCGGTACACCTTCTGACGGAGGCATGATTGAACCCTTGATTGCACGAGCCATAGACTCACGGAACATCTTAGCATCTGTAAACATGCTGTCGCTCATCAACTGATAGCCATACTCACCTGCTAATTTAGGGATAGCAAAAGCATCCATACGGATTGGAATACCAAAGCCACCTGAACCAGGAATCATAAACATGCGGTCACGTGATACACGGTTCTTCTTGAGGTAATCCTCATCATCGCCCACAGCCATCGAGTACATCATGCTTAACAACATAACTTTAGTAGTTGTAGCAATCAATGTTTTAGCCGCTACGTCACGCTCTTGTGGGGAGATGCCACGACCTGTAAGGGTTTTCACCGCAACACTGGCAACCTGCGTATAAGCATTAAAGAACGGCACGATACGGCTTAGCAACTGCATGGTTTCGTTACCACTCACACGGCGGAAGTTAACCACTTCAGCGGCTTTTTCCATAGCTGCTTCGTGTGACAAGCCTTCTTTACGTGACTGGTTATAGATGCCCTGGCGGATAACGTTGTCTGAAGCAGATGAGAAACGGTCTAGGTTACGAGCCAATTTAGCCCATGCGCCTGGTTCGTTTAGGTTCAAACGCTGACCAATAGCCTCAGCTTCGTTCAAAGCATTGTAGTCGTGTGTCTCTAAAATACCTGCTTGAATTAGCTTGTTACGGGTTTCGCTTGTGCCTTTAGTTGTAGCTACAACTTCCTTGGCGATTTCTTTCAACAAACCAAACGGGTTCTTTAGACCTGATACAAACATAGCGTTGTATGAGTCGTTGAAAATCTGCACAACAGGGAACAAAGGCATACGGGTTACCGCATGGCGCAAGAAGTTAGATGTGTTGGCGAAGTATTTAATTGCTGGGAAAATTACAGGCTCTAAACCCATAAACGCCTGAGCAACTGCCGCATCGTCTACGTTGTAGAACTTCTGCACGCCATCACGGTAGATAGCAAACGTCTTACCATTAACACCTTTGCCGTCACGAACCTCGCTTGGTAGGGCGTCTCTATAAGAGTCCAACATCACTTGTAACTGTTTGTTGCTGATAGCACGAGCAATTGACCACTGCATCCACTGATACATGTTTTCGATTGGGTCGTTAACATCACGCATGCTACCCTTCATACCATAGTCTCTCATGGACTCGCGCATACCTCGGGACATAACCTGTGGACCGATAACTTTTTCTTCCTCCATGTCACGGAAGAACGGTACATAAGCTGCTTCGTCTAACCAAGCCTCAGCCTGCTCAGGTGTTTTTACACCAGTCTCAACAAGCATTTTCACCACACGCTCACGCATAGTGTTCCACACCCTAGTACCTTCTTGGATTTCAGGGTGGCTGTTGTATAGGCGCATACCCGCTGCTATCTGTGCAGGGGTCTTATGCTGAACTTTATCGGTCAAAGACTCGACGTCGTTTTTAAGAGCAGTAATTAACTTCTTCTTAGTTTCTTTTAACTTAGGTTCTTTAATTGTTTTTAGGTCAATTTCAGCCTGAGCCAGTTCTTTTTCAGCAGTAGCTAAGTCTTGGTACATGCTTTGTAGACGGTTAGCTTCGTACGCCGCACCCATAACTTGACGTGCACGGTTAGGCTCAACACCTAATTTTTTGGCTAAAGAAAGGATTAAACCTTCAAAAGCTTTCATGTTGACTGGGTCTTCTACAGAGTTCCAACGGTTAGTTACTTCGTCGTATGTGTAGTTACCACGGTCAATAATCTGATTAGCTAAGTTACCACGGTGCAAAGCTTGGGATGCACTGATACGAATCAACGCGCTTTCAACCTGCTGCATGGTCATAACACCTTGCTTCTTCAAGTTAGTGAAGTGGTTGTATAGGCGGTTATTAAACGCTTGGTCAAATGAGGCGATGTTCTGCATCTTGCCAAATGTAGCTGACACCCAGTCGTTGTTTAGCTCGTAGCTTTCCTGCCATTTGTTCTTAGACGTGTTGAACTTATCTTTTTGTCTGTCAATGAATGACTGCTCTTTAGGCTCGGCCTTACCACCAAATGCAAGCATGTCGGCTTCAGCTTGTGAACCTTGAGGGGTACGAACTACTGAAGCAATATCAGGCTCAATCTGTTGACGCACTCCACCCTGCACATCTTCTTGCATCTTACGACCAGTGCCCATAGCTTCTTCTGCGCTCATCAAAGCAGCAGTTAAAGAGTCGATGTCAGCAATACCCGATTGGTCTAAGTTGATACCCATCAAGCGTAATACGGCTCTACCAAACTCGGCAAATACGTTTGAACGGCGATATGGTGTATTGCGTAAATCATTTTGGAAGTCAGGGTTAGACATGGCTTCTGAGGCAAACTCAGATAGGTCTTTCATGCCGTACTTCTCAGCTAAATCAGGACGTGTCTTCTGAACGTGCTTGTAAATATCTTCTAGGTTCTTTAACTTAGGTAACCCACCAAGACCTTTAGCTTTACGAGTATCTGAGGTACGAATCATTACATGTAAGAAGCCATGCACGGTCTCATGCAATACGGTGTGCGAATCAATTTGCCCTTCAGCAATCTGCACGGTATCTGTATTTGGGTCATATTGTGCTGAGCCGTCAATACTTCCAGCAGGTACAACTTCTACTTTAGGTAGGGTCTTGGCTTGTAGTAAGCGTTTAGCTACTAAGTTATCAAGCGGTGAATACTGCTTACCGTTAGCAATGTCTTGCAAAGCACCTTTAAGGTCACCTTGAGTGATACGGTCTGCTAGGTCAATTGTGGTTTTACCCAACAACTCAGGGCGTGCTACTGAAGCCTTCCCAATTTTTCCAGCAAGTCCCGCTCCTGCAATAGGTCCTCCAACATCTGGCTGAGCGCTAGCCAATCCCGCAGCTGAAGATGCTGCAAGTCCTGGGGTGGGTCTAAATTCTCCACTAGGCATAGAAACGCTTGGTTGACCTGCTCTGGCTCCAACATCAGATACTGTTCCTGGCTCACTTGGTGCCTCCTGTTCTAACTTACGGGCATACTGGTCTACTCGTGTAGACATATCCTTACCAACATTTGTGCTGCTAGCAAACGCATCTAGGGCTTTAACAACAAAAGCGTGCTCAGCTGGGTCTGAAAGATTTTTACCAAGGATTGCTTCACGCAACTTCTTGTTTGTCTTACCAATACCCATTTCTTTAAACGCATCTTCTGTGACTACGTTTTCTAGATTTAAATCTGCTTGCTCACCAACTCGTATCTTACGCTTACCTTCAGGCTTGAACAAACCTTCGGCAGGTTCAAAATCAACACCTTGGGTCTTAAGAACTTCACCTTCGTTAAGGATTTCATTCTGACGTGCACGGATAGCATTCATCTGTAAAGACAAAGGCTCTTTTTCTTTTAGCGGTTTTGTTTCGTCACGCTGCGCTTCAAGGGCTTTGTACTTGCGCTCAAGCGTCATCATCTCTTCGCCAAGGCGAGTCACCTTAGCTTGTGGGGATTCAGGTAACTGCTGCTTTAATGTTTCTGCTTGTGCAAGGGCTTCAGGCGTACCTTGTTGAACCAGGGCTTCAATGCCACGCTCTAGTTCTGAAATTTTTTGTTGCGCTAATGGTAAAGCCTCGGCTACTACGGGCTCACCTGCAAGTGTTTCACCAGTTACTTCTTCTGGTGTAAGTTGGCCAGGCAATTCTTTAGGTTCAAATAATGTAGGTACAGTAGCCGGAGGTGTAGCTATAGGGGCGCCAGGTGTAACAGGGGTTAATTGTAATTCACGTTGTTGGTCAGCAAGGATGGCTGCATCTGCGGCTTCTTTACCAGCTATTTGGGCACGAGCTGCTCCCTTATCACTGATACGACCAACCGCACCTAATGGGCCTAATAAGCCAACTTGATAGGCGGTTTCACCATATTCAGCAAGAGCTTCAGGTGACGTAATAGATAAGCCAGCCTGCGCACGCTCAATCATCTGCTGACCGATTTCAGTCGGTATCTCAGCTACAACACCTTTGCCAGTACCTTTAAGCAAAGTCGGCAATAACTTCTCTTGAGCTAGCTTTTCTACTTGAGTAGCGCTTTGTTTAGCTAAACTTGCTTCAGGGATACCTAATGCTTTACTAAATAGCTTTGAACCAAACAACAATCTTTGCTGAACTAAATCTAGAGCAGCTTGAGGAGCGGCGGCCATAGCAGCCTTGCCCCTATCTACGTCAACAGGCGTACCTGCGCTAATTTGTTCTTGGGCTTGACGCTGTAAGTTAGAGCCATAGAATTGAGCCAAAGGAACGGCAGCTGCGCCAATCAAAGCACCCCATGGACCAGCAACGGCACCAAGTTTGGCACCTGCAATCATTGCTCCTATTTGAGGAGCTTGCTCAACAATAGCACCAGGGATTTGGCTAGCGACTTCACCAGCGGCGGATAACACGCCTTTCTTGCGGTAGGCCTCTTTAACTTTTTCTAAGCTAGCAGGGGCTTCAAGTTCTTGAGCTATTTGTTCTTGACGTTGAACACCCTTAATAGCTGCGTTAGCCGCAGCATTTTCTTGAGGTAACAAAGACTCAATACCTGTTTGTAATGAACCCAATAATCCACGGCCGCCTCTTTCAAGAGCTGCTCCTAGACCTTTTTTAGGTTGAGGTATTGAGCCTAACTGCCCTAATACTGATTGGTAAGCTTGAGCATCCGTTAAAGCTGTTGGCGACTCAACCTCAAAAACACCTTTTCCAGGTATTTCAATTTCGTATTTTGGCATGTTAACCTTTTTTAATCTGTCGTACTACAACACCTTCTGGTAGTTTTGAGCCACCGGGCATACCACCCAAATTGGTACTTGAATAGATTTTATCAGCCATTGCTTTGGCTTGGTCAATATCTTGAGTCTGAACATACAATCTACCAACCAAATCACCATAAGCCTTGTCACGTGCACTAAGGATAGCAAGTTCTTTGTTAGCCGCAAGGTTTTCACGTTGGGCTTTAACTCCATCCAATCTAGTTTGCGCTGCAATAAGGGCATTGAGGTTACCAGTTTTACGGGCGTATTCAGCTTGCTCAAGAGCGGATTGCTGTGCAAGTAGTAACTTCTTATCAGCACGCTCACCTTCCATACCACGACCATACTCTTTGGCACCTGCTTCAAGACCAGCGCCTAAACCAACCATTGCATGTGGAGATGTAGATTGCATAGCTTTGGCACCACCTTGAATAAGTGACATCCATAGGTTTTGGTCTTTACTATTCCGCATTTCTTCACGAAGTGTGTCCAAATCTTTTTGTGCGCGTCCTTCACCCAAACCTTTTCTAAGGTCTGCCATTAATCCTTGAATGTCGGCTTCGTATTTACCTTCAGCAGGGGCGCCAGTACCAGTTGGTCTAACAGTCTTTTCAGCAATTTCTTTTTTACCGGCCACGTCTGCTACGGGAGGAACAGCATTACCAACAGCTGTAGCAACCTTACCTGGAATTGATTTTTCGGGTAAATAGCCTAATGACTCTTGGTAAAAGTTACGCGCTCTCGGCGCCCGTCTACGCTCTTCGTCTTCAGCCAACATCTCGGGAGTAAGCCCGCTTAGCGTCATTAATGGGTCCGTGTACGTTTCACCACCATTTTGAAAAGCAACAATGCCACCACCAGCCATACCGATGTCGTCTAAGTTGCCAGCAGGTAATGAGTCGATACCCATGGACTGCTTAGTCTGCATAGCCATTTGTTTTTGAGCAATAATCTCAGCGGCCTTTTCACGGATTGATGCGCTTGGTGAAGTCTTAGCAACCTGCTGTAACTGTGGAATCTCCATCTGCATGAGTTGAGATTCGATGCCACCTACTACACCACCACCTGCGTACGATTTCACTTCACCGCCTTCAGCAGCACGGAAACCACCTGACGCACCGTATACACCTAGGGCTGTAGCACCAAGGCCACCTAATTGAGAAAGTGCGTTAGGCGATGCTTGATACATTTGTGTAGTACCAGACTGCATAGGAAGACCACGCAATAAGTTAGACATATTAGCTAACTGAATCATTGGGTTTTGCTGCTGTGTAGCGTAATCTTGAATAGCTTGGTTAATGATACCTTGTTGATATTGCTGCTGCTGTCCACCTAATTGATTCTGTAAACCTAAGCGAGCGATGTCAGCTTGTTGTTGAGCGCCGCCTACTTGACCTAACATACCAGCCGTTTGTGAAGCACCTGCCAAACCTTGAAGACCTAGGTTAGCGCCAAACTGTTGCTGTCTTTGGGCATCTTCAAACGCTTTTTGTGTGCCAGTAGCCTGGATTTCACCTAAACGACCTGTTAACGCACGTTGTGCTTCTGCGTTCTCAATAGCCGAGCGTGACCCACCAAATGCACCTTGACGAGTTTGTTGTGCTTGGCGCATTGGTTGTGCAATTTGAAAATCACGGAATGCAGCGGCTTTTTGAGTATCTACCACGTTTTGCATGTACGGTGACATATAAGACTGAATAGCATACGGGTCTGTAGCTTGACGAGCAAACTGTTGACCAGCACCTAACTGCCCCATACCCGCAATACCACCTAGCCCAGTAGCTAAGTTAAATTGTCCAGGCGTTTGCATCTGACCCGCTTCGCCGTAGGTAGATTGCTGTAAACCAGAAGGACCCGCAAAATATTGTGTTGGGTCAGTGCTGTAAGGTTTGTACTCTCTAAAACCCGTCATGTCGTCGCTGTAAATCTGCTTTTGGGCAGAGTTCAACATATTCATTACAAACGGTTTTGCGTACTCCGGTATATTGGTTTGATATGCCGTTGTTTGTGTTGGACCGCCACCGCCGCCGCCTTTACCCATTTCTTACTCCTGTTCAATAGGCAACTCGTAAGTCACCCAAGTGGCTTTATAGCCGTCATTTTGAAATACTTTAGCCCATCCTGGGCGACCTGTCGACTCAATTCCTTCGCACCCTGAGTCACGGGCAAATCTTTTTAGGATTGCAAGCATTGGGTCTTTCCAAAGCTTTAACTCCTCACCACCACAAAACTGCATGCAGAGAATTCTTTTCTGCGGGTAATTCATTATATTCGTAACTACAGCGCCTTTAAAGACCCCATCATCAAACGCAACCCAAAGCTGGTAATCGCCATCCATGACCATATCATAAATGTTACCAACCGTATACCTGCCATATGTATACTTAGCGGCTTTTTCTATGAACCCCTCAACCTTAGCCCAACAGGTATCTATATACTGCGCGGGGACCAAAGAAACTTCAACCATTAAGACCCACCCAAACCACTAAACGGGTTATACTCAGGTGGGTCCTGGCTAGTATTAGCGTAAAGAATCCTAAATATATCACCTAAACTTTTTGGAATTTTTGAATCTGTATCTTTTTCTTTTAACGGAACGGGTTGAGCAACGGGTCTATTCGCCTTAGCTGCCGCAACTTTATCTACTGCTTGGTCAGAGGTATACATTGCAGCTGGGCCACGAGTATTAGAAATCATGCTACCCAATGCAGATAAATCTGCTAGCCCCATTAATGACTCAGGAGATACCACGCTAGACGAAGAAGCAGGGGCAGTTACACCTCCGTCAGCCATCTTTTTTACAGGTAGGTACTTCTCCGCTTTAATTTGTTTACCTTGTTTCTTTGTACCTGTACGAGCTTTACGCACACTGTCCATCATGCTGTATAAGCGCTTAGCGCCAGCATCAGTAGAGCCATTACCTAAATGAGATACAACATCGGCAGGGACAACAAATTCACCATCCGCTAACCTTGCGGGCTGCTTGTCGCCAATAACGCCAGGGATACTATCAGACATACCGTCGCCAGGACCTTTAAGCATGCGGCCACCATCTGAGTAACCGCCAATAGAACCACCATCAGCCATTTGTGGGATGTTGCCATCCACAGTTTGAGTTGCATCATAACCATCACGCATGCCTTGAAGCGCAGCTAATCCGCCGTTAGGCATCTGTTGCATTGGGTCAATCATGCCGCCTTCAGCGTAACCTAAACCTGCAGGTCTGTAGTATGGGTTAGGGCGCCTTGGTTCATATGCTTGAAAGTTAGGGCTTATATACTTACCAGCGTTAGGTCCTAAATCTTCTTCACCTGGCATTTCAGGAGTTTTTGGTGTCATTGCATCGTTAAAGGCTGGGGCAGCTGCCGCAAATCCGTACTTAGCTAATTGGCCGCCAGTCACACCAGGAGCAGAGGCTGCTAAGTTAGGTGCGTATAAAGAATTAGCAGGGGCAGTTAAACCAGCCGCGCCGCCTGTACCCGCAGAACCCGCGGAAAGACCAAAATTACTTGAGGCTGCACCTAAATTACCTGAAGATAAGCCAGCTGCTTGAGAACCCGCACCGCCAGCTGTAGATAAACCAGGAGCCGCAGTTGTGGTTGCCGCAGGAGCTGCTGAAGCACCTATACCCGCCGCACTTCCTAGACCAGCACCGCCATAAGCGCCTAGACCCGCCATAAGGCCTTTACCTACATCACCTGTACGTAGTGTCTCAAACCCACCTACTAAACCACCTGCAATAGCTGCGTTAACCCCTGGAATCATCATGAGGCCAGCACCAGCAATCATAGGAAGGATGTTTTTAAGGAAGCCAGCTTCTACTAGACCTGTATCAGGGTTAATACTTAGTGAGCCACCATGCGCCATGGCTAGCTCTTGAAGACCTTTAATCTCACCTTTGGTCATGTGAACGAGTTCGGTGTCGTCGCCTCTACCGTAAGACTTAAGGTGGTTAGCTAGTTGTTGGCTCATTGCTGCCTCGCTGAATTAATTATGTTGAATATTATCATGTTGATAAGCTAGATACAAATGTTATTGACCCAATTGCTGATGGGGTTGCTGGGTATGCCATCGGAGTTGTCTGCGCTGTCTGTCCGTATACATAAACACCTGTAGTTCCACCAGATGTTGCTGCTAAATCCGTGCCCCACCATAAACCTACTGTATCCCCCGCATTTAAGGCAAATACAACTTCAGAATACCCACAAACAAAATTAGGTATACCAGCGCTTTTACGGGCTTGCAAGGTAAAAATAGTTGTTGAATTAGGTACATCCGCAGCTGAGGTAGAACCATTAATACGTAGCCAAACAATAGCATTATGAATATCGTTATTGTTATTAGCAAACTGCAAACTATAAGTAATTTTATAAACCCCAGAAACTTGTGCGGTAGCGGTGTTACCCGCGTTTAAAGTAAACCCGTTACCTAGGCTACTTGTATCCCATTGCACAATTGTTGGAATGTTATTACCTGTCGCATATTGGGTAACTGTTTCAGATGCCTCAATAAAAGGGTTGCTTAGATTGCCCCCACCCAAAGGACCATACAAAGATGAAAGGCCATTGTCTAAAGTATTAAAGTACAAACGCAGCTGTTTAGTAAATTCATCAAAATACGCCCGCTCATAATCCGTGGTTGGAATAGGTAAGTTGGGTGATTTTGTAGCAATTAGGGTCATTATCTACGTCCGTCTGGGCGAATATCAATACGAGGGCTACCTAACTGCCACTGCGTACCCACACCTGCTGACTCAATCCTAAATGCCATTTGGCGGCCACGAATACGTGTGTAAACTTGACCGGTGTATAGCTCTATAGGGTACTGCTGGGTTCTAGTCACCGTTGGGTCGTTAGGTGTGCCATAAGCAGAACCTGAGTTCGTTCTTGGTTTTACAACCATAGTTACTTGTGGGTTTGTAATGTTTGACCCAGCAAAAGTAATGTCTGGCAATATACGCCACGCAAAACCAAAGTTATGCCCATCCCCAATATCAAAGTCGGATGACTGAATATAGGCGTTAATAGCTGATGGTGGGTTAGTAATAGCGTCATCTACACCGTTTTCATGTAGCACCAAAGTTTGTGCATCACACGCAGCAATTGGGTATTGGTTTGTAGAGGCATCAAGCCATGCTGTACGGTTAATTGTGCCGTAATACCATACACGGTCTAAGTAGTTATAAATCACATACTTATCGTTTGTAGTAGAGGTGCCTGATGGGTAGAACCACCATACTTCGGAGAAGGCTTCATTAGACCCGCAACAAACTTGCCATGCCTGATCTTTGTTAATATCTTGGAAGATAAATTGTCTGACTGAGCACGGTAATGTTTCAACACGGCCTGAGTACATATAGAACTTATCTAAGCCCATCCAGTAGGTCACGTTGTTTACGGTAATAGCCGTATTTGGCCCCATAATGGAAACGTTGTCTTGAAGCAATGTTACGCCCCAAACATAAGGAGGTCCTAAGTACTGCAATGAATAGATAGCGGCGTCTGTCCAAACAAGAATCTCTTGACGAGTTTGACTTGCTGTAACGATGTATGACCCGATAGATAAACGAATACCACCCGCCTGATTGGTTGCCGCGGGCGCCCAGTTTGTGTAGTCTTCTTGGTCTGACCAACGAAGAAGTAGTGGGTCTAAAGCCGTGTCATAAACTTCATTAGTACCCATTGCAAACACAAACCGTGAAGAATCAGATATTAGCAATACGTTTTGGAATAACGGCACTTCTGTACCTGTAACTAACGTGCCACGAGTAGTGTAAGCTGTAGATGATGGAACAGGCGTCCATTTATAGATAGGACCACCACGCTGCCCATAAAGAAGCTCTTGGCCAAAGTTAGCCATATTCCATAAACCAAGTTGTTGTCCTACACCTGTAGTGGCAGGGCTACCCCATCCTCTTACTGGAAGTGCTGGGTATCTCATAGTAGCTAAATCAACAACAGATGTTGCAGTTGATGAGGCGGGGACAGTTGTTGTAAACGTATAAGCGTTAGCGTTAACTGTTGTAATTTGTTGGGCTTTTAACAAAACTGGGGCAGGCATAGTTGCAACGTTGTTTGGCACCATTGGAACAACAACGTTAAGGTTATTAACAAAATAAATAGGGTTAGATGAGTTGTTTATCCAAGTAGGGTCGGTTAAAGCTTGAATAAAAATGTAATCCCCCGTTGTTAGCCCGTGCGCAGTATCCGCTACAGTCACCACCGCTGAGTTTGCCGTAAACGACATTGCGTTGGCAAGACTAACCAAACTATAAGTTGGCCATGTACCAGCACCCCAGCCAACGCCAATCTGATACACGGGTAAGCCAGCATTTACTTGATAAGCTGCTGATACAGACGCGCCACCACCAGTAGCTGAACTTGAAGCCACAGAAAGCGCGTTAAATCGATAAGTATTTGAATCTATGTAATTGATCTCATACTCACCATTTAAATCTAAACCACCTACAGCTGTTGCGCCTGTAAATGTTACAAAAGAACCGTCTGTTGCGCCGTGACCTGTAGCGTTAACCGTAACAAGAGTAAGCCCCGCAACTGTAGAAAATGGGTTGTTTGGTAACGTTACCGTAGCTCTTACTGGTGTAATGTCAAAGTACGCTCCGCCTTTATTCACGTACGCTTTATTATTTGTACCGACCCCAAGAAGGCTTTCACCTGCTAATGTAACCCAATTTTTAATTGTTCTGGCAACCCCATCATAAGTATCTGATGAGTACCTAACCCAGCCACCGACCTTTTCTGGGAAGCCAGAACGGAATCGAATTTTGTCGCAGTCATACCAACCACCCTCGTTAGAGTAGTTTGTGTTCTCTCTGTTGACCCCTGGACGAAATACGAGTTTTTGTAATGGCATGGTTTACCTTAAACGAATGGGCGCGTTCCCGCACGGTCTATGATAAGCGTTTGGCCTCTCGGTGTCGAGCCCTCTTCGTTAGGAATACTGATATGTGTCCAAGAATCAAACTCACGGATTAGTTGGTCGTACTGTAGTTCTGAAGCAATAATTGCCTTGCAAATTTCGTTTGGGGTCATACCAGGAACTTTAATGTCGGCAGCACAGCCAACCATGTGTTGACTGTTTTTAGACCCACCCACGTGAGCATTGACTTCTGGGCCACGATAAGCTGAGTTAATCATAATCGGTTTACCACCAAGAATCTTTTTAACCTGCTCTAAGAAGTTAGCCAGACGTACCAAGTTCTGATAAGCAATAGGGCCTGGTGTGTTGTCCAAGCCATTACGTGCAGCTGTCTCGCTGGCGGTTAGTTCTTCAAGGGTGAAGTGTGGGCTTAGGTTCATTTGAGTCCTTTAACCATATCTTTTTGTTGACTACTATTGCTTGAACCTAACCAGAAGTTATAAACAGAAGCGGTCTCTCTTGCTAGTACACCCAGTAATAACATCATCACATCAGAGCCTGTCAATGATAAATACCCAGTAGCTGCGCCAAGCAACAAGCTAAAGAACCCGATAATCGTAACAACAGACAAAACCGCAGGCATTCTTGACCTGTTTGTCATCTGCATTTTGCGTGCTGAATCACGGTCGGCGGCATCCACTTTAGCAAACTCAAGGTCTAGCTCTTTAAGTTTCTGAATACTCTCAGGATTTGTGGTTAATGCTTGTGTAACAGCATCCACTGTTTTATCAGACAAGCCTAGCTTATCAGCAATCATAGTAACCGCTGCACCGCCCAAAGGACCAGCAACAGCCGTAGCCAAAGCAGGGGCTGCTGATTTAAGTATCGAGATAAGTGCTTCCATTATTTCCTCATAAGCATTGATGATGCAATTATTAACATGGCTTCAGGGTCAGCGGGTTTTTCTTTCCAACCAACCGTGATTTGCCCAATAAATTGATTGTTGCTTGGCGGTACGGCTATACGACAAGTGTAATTGATGCCAATAGCTTTGTACCAAAGACCGATTTCAGATTGCGCTTTCGGGTATTCTGAGCAAGGTATTTCGTCAGCCATTAGTTTGATAATGTCATTGTTGTTTGATATGTTTTTACTGAACAAACCAACATCGTAACCGTCAAAATCTTTGTGTCTGCTATCAGGCAAATAAGCGCGTTCTACAACCCTATTGCCTAAAACTGTATTGACTGCAAATATAACAACAAGGTCAGCGTTAGTACCTTTGAACAACAGTTTTGCTGAATCCTCATACCTGCTTGAATTCATTGTAGGTAGTTCTTTGGACTTTTTGTAAGCTCCAATCATTACTTCTTGGTTCTGCCAAACAAAGTAACCAGCAAAAGTTAATACCGCCATAACGACAATAGCAAATAACCTAAAGGGGCTACTAACATAAGCCAGTATTTGTGGCAGTAAATCTTTCATTTACTTAACCTCCTACTACTACGCAGCCGGGATATGTTTCGTTTGTCATTTAGTTCACCTTTACCAAAGAATACCAATTGTTGATATAGAAGTTGCGGCAATAGTCACTGACTGCTTTGGCGTAGATAGATCTTGGCCACAATCATTGCACTTTTGTGCGGCTAATTCTGCTTCGTCAACATCACGGCTGCAGCTAGGACAGTAAATTTCAACCTTGTGTGCTACGTCACCAGCTTCTGCTTGTTTTTCAATAATCATATAGGTCCTTATACAGGTGAAATAATTTCAATCCAAGCTAAATCTGACTCAGACCAATAGTAATTGCCTTGCGTTGGCTTTGGGGTTGGGGCTTGCCAGTCGTTATTTGAATCTAAACCCCATGACGGATAAGGACTTGGGTCAATAAACTCATTGATGTCTGCTCTATAAGTACCGCCAAAAACTGCTGGGCGTTTACTGTTTGTGTAATCAACAAATAATGAAGGATCACCTAAGAAGCCAGATGCCAAATTTTCTAAGGCTGCCTCTAAGGTACCTGTAACTATTCCGTTTTCTACTTTAGCAAATAAAGACATATATTATCCGTAAACAATTGTTACAAAACCACCACCGCCCGTACCACCAGCTTGACCTAAGTTATCACCAAAGTAAGTGTGTGATGAACCACCACCGCCACCACCGCCTTGAGTACCTGGAGAACCAGGATTATCCCCACCAACTTTGGATCCACCAGCACCACCAGCGCCGTATGAGTTACCACCAGCCCATCCAGGGACATCTGCACCACCTGTATTACCACCTGAACCAGCGCTACCGTTTGAACCAGCCCCTGAAGCCGTACCACCAGAACCTCCAGCAGTACCACCAGCACCTAAAAGGCTACCACCTACACCAGCACCACCACCACCCAAAGTAATAGTCCCTACTCCAGATCTAACTATAGTTGTTGCACTACCAGCACTACCCGTAATACCAGGCTGATAAACACCATTCATTGGACCGCCAGCACCACCAGCACCAATAGAACCAGAAATAACGCTACCAGGTAATACCGAAACAACGAGGCCATTTATAAAAGCAGCGCCACCACCACCACCGCCAGGACCATAAACACCTGTGTCAGCGTTAGAAAATGAACCCGAGCCGCCACCGCCACCGCCACCAGCTGCGTATAACGTAACAGACGATATTCCGTTAGGCACAGTAAAACTATAAGAACCTGAACTATACGAAACTGTTCCAGTAGATTCTGGTAAAGCTTTTTGCCATGTACCACCATTGTTTACCCAAACTTCTTTAACTACTTGCCATACACCACCATTGTTTACGTACAGTAATTTAGTAGCGTACGTTGTTCCTGAGCTGGTTACGTAAAGATTAGGCATTATTAAACTCTATACCAAACATCACCGTTAGAACCACCTGCTGGCGCTCCTGTTGAAACTGTTCTAGCCCCTACGGAGTTTGAACCAACCGTGTTGCCGTTGACTGTTGTACCCGTAATAGTGCCACCGGTAATTGCTACGGCGTTAGCATTTTGAGTAGACATAGTTCCTAAATTGCCAGCCACTGCTGTCACAAAAGCTGTTGTAGCAATCTGAGTTGTATTAGTTCCAGCATTAGCTGTTGGTGCCGTAGGTGTACCAGTCAAAGCTGGGCTTGCGGAAAAGACTACATTGCCTGTACCTGTAGTTAAACCCGCTGGAACACTTGCAGAATAAAAACTATTGCCATCAGTGTACATAAACGTAGTAGCACCAGAAGCAACCGTTAAACCCGATCCTGCTGGGGTGGTATTTCCCAACACAGTTGAGTTGTACATGGTAATTGCAAAAACCCCAGTGTTTTTAACAACATACACTTTGCTCACTGGAGGGACATAAACGTTAGCTGCGGCGGTAGAAGTTAATACCAACACGGCGTTTCTTGATTGGTCTACTGCACCATAAAATGCGGTGAGCGCCTGATTTGCTGAAGTAATAGCAATGGTATCAACACCAGATATGGCTTGTTCAACAAGGCTGCCTAGGTTTAAATTGGTTGTGCTGCCCCATACGCCTGATTGCTCGCCTGAGCCAATAAGTTCTAAACGTAAGTCGGTTGAATATGTTGACGCCATGATTGTCCTTTAATCTTAATTATTACCACTCAACAATAACGATACCTTGAGTGCCACCACTTCCACCTGAGCCAGAGCCACTACCATATCCTGTTGCATTAGCAGTTACACCACCACCAAAGTTATTACCAAACCCACCTGAGCCAAACGCTCCACCGCCGCCTGAACCACCAGCGCCACCATAACCATAATTGCCACCATGGCCGCCACCAGCAGCTCCGCCACCACCACCACGGTTATCGCCGCCAGCGCCGCCAGTACCACCTGAAAGGTTTATATCACCGCCTGACCCTGATCCCCCTGCTCCAGGACTGCTACCACCTGTTGCAGAACAAAATGCTCCAAATGAAGATGTTGCCCCTACCCCCCCAACTGTAACTGCTACTGTACCTCCGGGGGTTAAACCAGTAATGTATCTAATAGAAACCCCACCGCCACCACCACCAGTTGAGTTACTAGAAGAAGCATTTCCACCGCCACCGACAGCAGTTGCTTTTACCGCTGTTACCCCTGCTGGGACTGTAAAAGTACCACTAGATGTAAATACTTGACCTCTTGTGCCAAGGGGTAAAGCGGAAGAAGCCCACGTTGTTCCATTAGATGTTAGTACGTTCCCACTTGTCCCTACAGACGATAATCCAGTGCCACCTTGCGATACTGAAAGCGCAGTAGTCAGCCCAGTTAAAGATGTAATGTCTGAGTTAGCACCTGAGGCTGCTGCCCCTAAATTTGTTCTTGCGGCTGCTGCGTTACTGGCTCCAGTACCCCCATCAAGAACCGCTAAGTCTGTAATACCTGTTATGGTGCCACCAGTAATTGTTACGTTACTAACAGAAACTGTGTTAGCGGTAACGTTCGTCATAGTGCCGCCAGTAATAGCTACGTTAGCCAGTGCTTCTGAACCGTTTCCAATACCATTGATCGCGTTTGATACGGTTGTAAAGTTGGTATCTAATTGATTTAGCGGAATATTATTTGTCGCCGTTGCGAACGTATTAGGTATACTAATTGGAAGTGCCATATTAATTCCTTATTTTATGACGGTATATTAACCCAAGTAGGGTCTTCAGATGTTGTAATATTAGCCCAAGTTGGTGATTCTGTGGTAGTTATTTGTGTCCAATTTGGCACTTGCTCATCATCAATTAAACCCCACACCAAGACCTGAGCAACAATTCCTGTAGCAGAAACGCCCGTAACTGTGACTATAGCTTTACCAATAATGCTGACATTACCTAAAGCAGTGGTTCCTACTACACCAGTAACAGGGGCGGCCACGTTAGCAGATACAGTAGCAGTGCCTAAGAATGTTGTACCTACAATGCCTGTTACATCAACAACCGCTTTAGATATTGTGCTTACGTTACCAATTTCACCAATAGCCTGTAAGCCAGTAAGCGTAACAACAGCCGCCGCATTAGCAGTTGCCGTACCTAAAGCAGTGGTTCCTTGAACACCAGTAACTGAGAATATTGCGGCGCCAGCAATCGTAACGTCACCAATAAAACCAGTAGCAGATAGCCCAGTAACGGGGGCAACAACTTGACCTATAACGCTTACGGTACCTACAAATACCGTGCCTTCAACACCCGTGGTTGATGTATTACCTGTACCTGTTACAAATGGGGTGCCTGTTTGACCAGTAGCAAATACGCCTTCAGGATACGCAACCGTGCCTTCAGCTACCGTACCGCTGGCAAATGGGGCTTCTGCGAATGATGAGGCCGCAAACATACTATAGTGTACCTTCTATATAAGCTACTTGGCAAACGTTAGTGCCATTTGGTAACTGTACCCATAAAGGGCGCACCAAAGCCGTTAAACCAGCTTCCGTTATTTGCGCCGTTATTTCTTCTACAGTAAAAGAAGCTCGCAAAGTATTAAAAAAGTCTTGTTTAAAAACGTCTGGAGCTTGTGGGGTTAAAGCGTTTATTATGTCCCAGCAAGCACTTTCATCTTCTACCCGAACTAAGTCATACACTATAAAAGACCCGCCAGGTTTACCTAATTGTTTAATAGTATTCCAACATACAGAAGGGTCTGGTAGTTGGTGCAAAAATATGGATGCCCAAACCAAATCATACTGAGCTTGCGCTAAAGACGTATCGGGAAAAAATACCTCGTACAAACTTGTTTTATTTGGGTCTATACAATTTTGCGCTGCAGCAAGCATTGGCGCAGAGGCGTCATACGCATCAATAACTGAATTAGGGTACTTTTCATACAGGCCAGTATGGTAGCCGCAAGGGCCGCAGCCAATATCGGCTATCTTTAAAAAACTATCATTTACTGGAAGTACTGGTAATAATGTTGTGTACACTAAAGTTGGGGGTGCTTTAGTCATATCAGCGTATGCCTGTACAGCTGCGGGATCAGTCATCACTTCTGTTTCTGGTATTCTTGGCATACTACACCCTTAAAGAATTATGCACGTTTATACCCATAACGATGCGTTCTTTATCGCTGGGGTTTGGTTGGGTTTTATGGTACAACCAGCCTGGAAATAATACAAGTTTACCAGGCGCTGGAGGTTCTACGTGGTCAAAAAAGTAACGGCCTTGCTTTGATTCCGAAGAACTATATACAGGTAATCTACCCCTAATAACTTCAAGTGGGTCCACCATAACAACACACCCCGTATCTGGGGTTGCATTTACGTAAAAAGAACCAGCTATTTCAAACGGGTTGTGATTGTGCTGGATAATGTTGCCGCCTTTTGGCGTCAAGTTAGCCCACATGTGGTCTATAACTGGCTTTGAGTTAGTATAAAAACCAAGCTCTTTCCAATATTCACTTATGTGATGTTCAATAAACTCAACAATTTTTTGATTTTTTAACCGTTTATGTAAATCCCGCACTTCGTGTGGCAGCGTGCCCTCTAAGCTATACGAGTTATTAAACAAACGGTGCTTACTAAAGGCCTCTCTGTCCACGTCAAAATACGCACGGATTTCTGCTTCAAGGTCTGATTGAATTAATTCAAAATCTGGAAACTGGGCCGTATAAATTTTGATCGGGAATATTTCTTTAATCATGAAACATCTACCAATGCCGTATGTGAATCACCACATGTTTCGCCTTCCCAGCGAATAGTCACACTGGTTGGTTTAATGCCTTCATCCCATTTTTCAAGACTTAAAAAAGCACCACCTTTATCACCGCAAAGCAACGCATGTGTTTCACCGTTACGGATTGGGTTACCTAAAAGACCAAATATATCCATCCCTTGTGGGGGAGAAAGCCGCGCGCCCGATTTATCTTCAAGAGTTATGTCACCGCCCATGAGCATGATTATGTTTTCAATACCAGGATGACTATGTTGTGGGGAACCAGTGTTTGGTTTAACCAAATACAACTCTGCTTGAAATTGTCCATCACGAAACAAAACGTAGCTCATACTAATCTCTGTAACATAAACAGGATCGTCTTTGGGTGGTCGCATTGGCATATTATTAGCCTTGTACCAAGAGGCGAATTCTTCAACCGTTTGCCACATTTTTAACCTCTTTTAAGTAATCCATGGTCCTTGTAATATCGGCGTAACCGTTTATAACAAGTGCGTTTGGATGAAAGCGTCTTATTAAATCTTCATGCAATGGACCAACTGTTTTGCCTTTCCACTGAGCAGCAACTGTGGTTGGTTTTTCTCCATTGACCCAATGCTGAACAGCTAATAAAGGAAATCCTACCTTCTCTCCTTCTAATCTAAAGCCATCGCCATGTGATTGACCTTTGCGTAGTGTTGGAAAGCCACCAGCTTCATTCGCATTAAATCTTACCTTTACGACTTCTACCCCAGGATGCTCGTGCGTTTGTACTAATGGCCCTGGATGTATACTATATAACTCAACTTGAAATTGCCCATGCCTAAACAGGCAAACAGCAGTAGCATCATCAGACACAAAAACTTCTTGGTTTTCACCAAACCGTATAGGCATATTTTTTTCCATATACCAGTCTAAAAACAAGTCTACATTCTCCCAAGAATCTGGGATGTCTAGCTCGGGTAATTTATAAAATCTCATTAATTTTACTAATTGCGTCAGCTAATAGCTCATCTGGTATTTCAGTTCCGTTTTTACCAGACTCATCCATATATTCATAGTTATGCTCGTCAACAAAAGCAGCTCTGTAATACAAATTACTTGTTTGGGCGTAATACAATTCAAGAGCGTATTGAACCACTAGCGGTGCAACGTCTTCTTTATTTTCTAAATATGTGTACTGCCCTGTTAAGACATTAAGTACTAAATGTTTTTCTGTAATCATCCTAAAGGTCCTAATCTATTTCCAGTAACAGCCCATGTAATAAACCCATTACCGCTTGTGCAATTGCCTGCGGCACCACCTGCACCGCCAGCAGCACCAGCACCGCCAGCAGCACCAGCGTTGCCCACCGCGCCCCAGCCTCCGCCAGAGCCCCCGTTTCCTCCAGTACCGTTTGCACCGCCCGCACCGCCCGCACCACCGCCAGCACCACCACTATTAGCGTAATTATTACCGCCAGGGGCTCCGTTAACACCGCCGCCAATACCTGCTTGACCCTCACCGCCAAGAGCTGTACCTAAACCAGTACCGCCAGCACCGCCACCGCCACCGCCAGAAAATACATAAGTAGTAGAAGTACCACCAACACCACCGCCACCGCCACCGCCACCGCCGCCAGCTATGTAACTATAGTTATAAATCGTTACAGGAGTACTTACAGCTAAAGCAGTTCCTCCGCCAAAACCAGTACCGCCACCACCTATACCACCGTTACCACCCATACCAATAACATACTGGTTGTTAATAAAGGTTACACCATTCGGCCATGAGCCATCAATTGTTAACGCAGCTGCACCTGTGGTTGACGAGTAAATCCAATAACCAGCAGCAAACGTAATAACAGCTGCAGCGCTACCATTCCAACCGTTAGATAGCGCCCAAGAACGTAGGTTTAATTGATCGTAGTTGCCAACAATTGTGGCATTAAATACCGGTGAATTAGCCTGGGTGCCGTAAAAGTCGCTAAAGCTGATTGTGCCTGAAGAGAACGTAAAAGGACCACCACTAGATGTGTAGTAAGTAGTCCCACGGTATGCGTTTAAGTTGTTTCCTCTACCAAACTCAGCATTAATCTGAGCCATGGTAAGTGTGCCTGATGATGGTAATGCCATTATCTAGCCTTTAACAGTTCAATTTCTTTCTTAAGCTCAACAACTTGTTTTGCCAATTCAATTGCAGCTACTAGCGCGGCGTTACCGTATGCAAGTGATAAATGTTCTCCATCTTGTACAACTTCAGGAAGAAGCTTTTGCATATCCTGAGCTGAGGCACCAGCCTGTCTTAAACCAGAATCAATACGGGTATACGTACCTGACTTAACTTCTGCTAAACGTTCAACAAAATCAGAACCTACGCTAGACCAATCTTTCTTTAAGCGCTCATCTGAATAAGCTGTTACGTTGCCTGGCGCAGTGAAGCTACCATTTGTACCTGAAAAGTACCATACCTGAGAATTTGCCCCAGCAGAATCTATGTGATGAATAGTAAATGAACCCGCATTTGCAGCGGAGTCATTTAAAACACCCAATGAATAAACACCATTGTATGTAGAATTGTGCGTGTATATAAACGAAGCTCCTGGACCATAAGAACTTCCAGACTGGTTAACATAAGAAGTAAATGGCGTGCCTCTTCTTGACCACATAGATGCGTAAGAGCTGCCTAGTGTAGTGGCATAAAAAGAAGCTACTGTGTCAGTTCCAGAGGCCTTTCCTGTTACCTGCCCACTAAACGCTCCAGTAGTCGCATTTACAGTACCGCCTGATTGGTTTGTAGCATTAGTAACGGCTGTTGATCCAATTTGGCCAACAATGTCAGCTGCTGAAGCAATAGTTACAGTATTAGCTGCACTACGGTTTAACAAGCCATTTGTAGATAAACCCGCCACAGAAGCCAACTGAAGACTATATGCCTGTACATCTGTACCAATTGTTAAGCCTAAGTTAGTACGTGCATCTGTTGTGTTAGACGCGCCAGTACCGCCATAAGATACAGCAATTGCGTTAGCTGCCCAATCACCTGTAGCAACCGTACCTACACCTGTAATACCAGTATAAGAACCAGTTAAACGACCTGTTGG